TCATACGAAGAGTAGGTAATAGTACAATAGAGTTGGATTTGATAAACGACTATGGATATACAATCAATCTAACACAGGCTGGAATTCCTGTACGGGAGATAACAACCAGAGATGAAGACGCTTCTAACATTATTACTATCTATCAGTCTGAGTAGCTTTGCATATGCTGGCAACAGCGTGTTCATTGAACAGATTGGTACGAGTACAGACTCTACGATCACCATAGATATTGATGGCAACGATAATGCTGTCAATCTTACTATGGAAGGCACCAACAATGAGTTGGATATTACACAAGAGGGAAACAACAATACAGTCAGTTGGATTTCCTATTGGGGCAGTGGTGAAACTTGGGGTGGTGACTTGGATGGCAACAACAATACAATAAAACTTGAGCAGCATAACACCACAGGCACAGATGCTAACAGGGTGGGTATGCATATTCAGAGCAATGGTAATACCGTTCATGTAGGGCAGGGGTGTTCATTTGACAACAGTTCAGACACAAGTTGTGAAAGCAGTTCGACTGTCGAATATGGTGGTCACACAGTCAATCTAGATTTACACTCTGGAGGTAATACTATAAAGGTGAGCCAAGAGACAGGCACAGGAAACGCTGACCATTATGCACAGATTTATACCTATGGTGGAGAGAACAACAATCTCTTTGTCAAGCAAAAGGGTAATGGAAATAAGACCCTAAATATGACTATAAGAACTGATGGCGGCACTCAAGATATTGTACAGAAAGATGATGGCGCACACACTGCTACTATAGATTTAGCAGGAACATATCACACAGACTTATCATTGATACAACGGGGAAATACAAATCAATCATATTCCCTCACACAAAATTGTGTTACAGTAGGAGGATGCGGTGTCTCAGTGACGCAAGGGAATTAGTTATGAAAAAATGGATTATATCATTATTCGTTATTTTAGTATTGTGTGGATTGCGCTTTGCAGACCCGTGGTTCCTAGATATGGTTCGTCTAAAAGCGATGGACCAACACCAACGTAATCAGACAACAAAAATACTTGACAATGTTGTTACTGTAGAAATTAACAACCAGACAATCAGAGAATGGGGGCAGTGGCCTTGGGACAGGGAAACACTTGGTAAAGAAATTATCAAACTCTATCAAGCAGGCGCTGGCCTTGTCGTTGTTCCTATTTTATTTGCAGACCCAGACCGTGGCGGTAAAGATAAAATCTTTGCTGATATTCTCAAACAAACTCCTACTATCATCGGCCAGATACCTAGCACAGACAATAGTAATTCTGGTGTAGTTCGTGGCGTTGCAACTGTCGGTGCAGATTGGAAACCTTGGGTATATAGATACCCCGGTGTGGTTGGTCCTATTCCAGAAATTGCAAAGAGTGCCAATGCTGTTGGTATGATGGTGATTGCGCCAGAGAAAGATGGTGTAGTTAGGCGTATGCCTCTGATCGTTGCAGTGGGGGAGAAATTATATCCATCTATCAGTATGGAAATCCTACGCATGTCTGCTGGGGATATATCGTTTCAGATGAAGACAGGTATTGCTGGTGTGGAGAAGGTTCGCATACCCAAATACAAAATGATTGATACAGATGCTAATGGTAACATATGGTTGGATTTTCAGTGGAAGACAAATACCTACCCATTACATGAGAAATTACCAGACCTCACAGGTAAGATTGTTATACTGAGTATGGTTGCTTCTGGTCTAGAAAGCCCCGTGGCAACCCCTGTGGGGGTCATACAGTCGCATGATCTTATAGGTGCATCACTTGCTACCATGATGACAGGACGAAATATAACCCGACCATTCTGGACTGATCTTGCTGAACTTGCAGTCAGTGGAGTGGGTGCATTGATCTTATCATTAGTGGTTCTCACACTCGCATGGTATTTTGGTGCAGTATTACTGCCATTATTCCTTGCTGGATCGTTCTACGGGTCATCCTATCTCTTTACAGAATACAGTTATCTTGTCGATTGGTCCTATCCTGTTCTTACTATGTTTGTAGTCTGGGCTATTGCTGCATTCCTACGGTTCATGGAAGAATATAAACAGAAGATGGAAATCAAGAAGCAGTTCGCAGGGTATGCCTCACCTACTGTGGTTAGACTTCTACAGGAGAATCCTTCACTTATTAAAGATGGTATGAAGAAGGAAATTAGTATTTGTTTCTCTGACCTTCGTGGATTTACACCATTGGGGGAAAGTTTTGGTGATGACGTGAAGGGTCTTACTGAGATTATGAATGGATATATGGATGCAATCACACAACCTATTTTAGATTCGAATGGTATGGTAATCAAATATATCGGTGATGCGAGTATGCATATTCATAATGCACCCATAGATGATCCTGATCACCCAAAGAGTGCAGTTAAAACTGGATTACAGATGTTAGATGCAGTAGTGAAGTTTAATGATAAGATCGTTGCAGAAGGTAAACCACCTATAGGAATGGGTGCTGGTATCAACACCGGCCTTGGTTACCTTGGGGAGATGGGTTCTACTATGCGACACAGCTACGATGTTCTAGGAGATGCAGTATCGACTGCTGCTAGGATTGAGTCTAAGTGCAAAGAGTATGGATGTCTACTGTTAGTAGGTGAATCTACCCATGACATGACTGAAAATGATTTCTTCTACCTCAAGGTTGATGAACTGGCAGTCAAGGGTAAGACTATCGGTATTCGTATCTATACCGTTCTAAGTGAAATGGATTGGATGATGAAGAATACCAATTGGGGATTTGCAGAGAGCCAACACATCAAGATGCACGAATATTATCATAACCAACATTTTGATCACGCTATTCGCCTATGCAACGATCTGATGAATGAATTTGATGGTAGGATGAAGAACTATTACATTATGTGGATTGAAAGGTGTGAGTTCATGAAGACCCAACCGCTGGAACCAGATTGGAACGGCGTCTTCATAGCAACAACGAAATAGCACCTATGACTATAACGCATAGCATCTTTCTTATAAATAATTGTGCAGTGCAACAAAGCACTGCTAATTTCAAGAAGGAAAATATAACAATGACGGCAGCAACATTGTCGCATACGTTTTGCCATGTGTGCGATTTTATGAAAGAGGCAGCAGTAAAATTTGGTAAGAGTTTAAATCGAGGGTGTAAAATATATGCGGTTGCCCGTGCTTGTGGTGAACTAGCAAAAGAGGGTCATCATAAGGAAGCAAAGCAACTGATGATTATGTATACTAACGGAGAAATCTGACAGAAGTGACTTGACTCCTACGTCAAAATGACGTATATTAACTATGCTGAGTCTTCAAGGAATAGCTTCTATGCAGTATATCACATATAATATATTAAATTGAATTTGGGGGTTGACAAACCTTTTTTTTTGGTGTATACTATGCTTGTAGATTGGTTCTAAGGAAAGATATAAATATGATTATGGATGTATACCTTCACACAGCACTCGCAATGAGTGCTATCGGTGCCGCATATTATGCAGGAGACTATTTTGCTAGGGTAAGGGAACTGGAGATTGTTATTGGTTCTATGCTCGATACTTTAGAAAAAGAGGGTTTCGTTGCAACCAAGGAAGATGAGGATGGTGATAAGGAGCTTATTCTTATTGAAGATATAATTAAAAAAGAACTTGACAAATCCTAGAAATTAGTATATAGTTATATAATGAACGGTATGCATTTATTGCCTGTGTATTATTCGACTACGAATACACGCAAGCGCAAACAGAAAAAGAAGCCAGCCTCTGTCCTAGAGGCAGAGCGTCAACACGCAAAGTTTCTCAAGAAGATGGGTATAGGCACTCGTAGCTCAGTTGGATTAGAGCAACGGCCTTCTAAGCCGTGGGTCACAGGTTCGAGTCCTGTCGAGTGCGCCAAATTAGAGTCCTGCAAACCTACTTACAATTCTTCTATGGCAAAGAAACCAGAGAATGTTTATACTGGTATTGAGATTATCGGTATTGCACAGATGCATAAATCTAATGCAGTCCCAGTTCGTGGTAAGAAACAGGCAGAAGAGATTGCAAAGATGAGGCGAGGATGAATACTGAAATATTCAATGAAACCTTCAAACTTGCACAGTCAGTAGAACCTGTTCGTGGTGCAAGGATTGCAGCAGCAGTGGTGCGTAAGGGTAAGGTGGTTTCCTATGGATACAATCATAAGAAGACACACCCCTTTCAAGCTCAATTTTGCAAGAACAATCATGCAGTATTTTTTCACGCAGAAGTCCATGCAATCAAGAACGCACTCAAGTCTATTGATGTAGAAGACTTGTCTAAGTGCGAACTATATATTGTAAGGGCAAAGAGAGATAAGACAAACAGAAAATGGATTACTGGTATGTCAAAACCATGTAGTGGATGCAAAAAGTGCATTGACTTATTTGACCTAAAGAGTGTATACTATTCAAAAGAAGGAGAATTAGTGTGAGAATTGAAGTTCGTAATAATAATGTTGGTAAGGCTTTAAAGATTTTAAAGAATAAACTTACTGAAGATGGTTTCTTTAATGAGTTGCGAGAACGAGAGTTCTATATGAGTAAGGGTGAGAAGCGCCGACATGAACGTGATGCATCTAAACGACGCCACAAGCGTAATCTTGAAAAACGAATGGAAGAATTGGGTTACTAAATGGAATTAAAGGATCATGAAAATCCTTCTACAACGTCTACCCCACTAAAACATCAACACCCGTTAAGTTGGTATATCAAGTGGGCATCGTCAATAGTTTTGATTGTTGCAATGATTGTTACTACAAACAACCTATATCCCTACAATATGTTTCTACAGTTTATTGGGGTTTCTGGTTGGTTGTGGGTAGCAATTCTCTGGAACGATAGGTCACTCATTGTTGTGAATGCAGTTGCTTGTGCAATCTTTCTCAATGGTATCTTTCAATATTTTCTAAAGGGATAAATAGTAACATGGCACGAAAGAAAATCACTGCGACTACAGATAATAGTGAGTGGAAAGCGCCTAAGAAACGCAAAGCTCGTAAACCTATGTCTGATGAACAGAAGGCTGCAGCATCAGAACGTCTTGCAAGGGCAAGAGAGATAAGAGCAGAAAAGAACCCTGATTATGGTAAAACTAGTCTTGCACCCGTTTTACATAATGTGCATGATGATCACCAGTTAAGCCCTAAGAAGGTCAAACAATGGATTAGAGTCCAGAAGGATTTAGTTAAATCTGAACGTGCTGCTGTTCGTCAAAAGATCAGGGGTGCAGAAGCAAGACTTGCTATCCATGAAGGATACATTCGTAATATGCAATCATACCTTCGTAATGGAGATTGGGTTGATATGTTCTATGGCGAACATCAACAAAATAAAATTAGTAGTCGATGTGTTGCACTTGCTTACTATTGGTCTGGCCCACGCAAAGGCCAACCTAAAAGAAATGTAGGAACATTTTATCCTGACACGGGGGAAACCTATACACAAGAAATGCTTGAAAAGGATAATGGATATGAGTGACCAAAAGAATACACCGCTGAACAACGTAGTGAAGGGCCCGTGGTTAGAAAAAGTCGGAAAAAGAGAAGTAAAACTTCCTGATACGGATGTTATTGAGCTTCATGAAAATATCCAGTTTGCTGGAGAACTGACTCAAAGTTTGATGGTTCAAATGATTCATACGATGAGTGAAAATAATATTAGCGTTGGCCATAAAGATTTTATTCGTGATATGGCTATGATTATTGAGTTGGTTGAGGGTTCTATTTACAGAGATATGAAAATGCAACATCCAACACATAAGTTTGTGGAAGAGTTTGTTGATATTATGGAATCTGGCGATACATATGATACAGAGGTTGACTTTGGTAGTATTGTTGAACTTGCAAATTTGGTAGAGGTATATGATGAAGAAGATGAAGAAGATGAAGATGACCCAGAAATTTCATGAACCATTTAGTCCAACAATCCTAGAGACAACAGTTTCAGACAGGTTCGTTAATATCGTTAACACTGTAGCTGATGATGTTCTCTCTAGTGAAAAAAAGAGTCAACAGTGGGATTGGTCACATAAGCTTGTTGGTAAGGTGAATAAAGAAATTTTAATTCCTGTCACTGATTCAGATGACAAAATATTCTTGTTTAAAATTATCAAACAGGGTTGTCTTGATTATCTAAATTACCATATTGATAAGAAAAGAAATAACCCTTGGACTCGAATGGGTAATGGAAAGAAACCAACTATCGACAATATCTATCTAACTCACAGCTGGATAGTTAGTCAATATGCTGGTGACTTCAATCCAATGCACCATCACAATGGAGACTTCTCTGGTGGTATATACCTCAAGGTGCCAGAGGGTATGAATGATGAGTGGGAAGAAGATTTTCAGGATCATTATCCTGCAAGGGGATTGATAGAATATTCATTTGGTGAAAACCAATCATTTCGATGTGATAATTTGAAATTCAAGCCAGAAGTTGGAAAGTTTCTTGTATTTCCATCTTGGTTGAAGCATCTTGTGTATCCATTCTCTGTAGAAGGTGAACGGCGCATGATGTCCTTCAATGCGTCCCTTATAAATAATAAATAGAACGAAAGAATAATTATGGCTATTTTAGTTGATATGAACCAAATTTCAGTTGCATCCGTAATGATGCATCTGCACATGACAAAGCAGACTGCACCCGATGAGGATATGGTTCGCCATATGATCCTCAATTCCCTACGCATGTATCGCATGAGGTTCTGCGATGAATATGGTGAATTGGTTCTGTGTTATGATTCCAAACACTATTGGCGGCGGGATTATTACCCTGAATATAAACACAGTCGTAAGAAGGGTAGAGAAAAATCCACAAATGATTGGGATGCTATCTTCGAAGTGTTGAATGCAATCAAGGCAGAACTGAAAGAGTTCTTTCCATACAAATTTCTAGAGGTTTATGGTGCAGAGGCAGATGATATCATTGCTGCTCTTGCTGGTGAGTTGGAGTTTGACAACGGTAAGACGTTGATTCTGTCTGGTGACAAAGATTTCATTCAGTTACAGAAGTTTCGTAATGTGACACAGTATAGCCCAATCACCAAGAAATTTGTGAACGGAGTTGACCCAGAAATCTATCTGAGTGAGCATGTTCTAAAGGGCGACAGTAGCGATGGTGTTCCTAATGTGTTATCGCCGGATAATACCTTTGTAGATGGCATCCGACAGAAACCTCTAAGTAAGAAGAAGATTGCTGCGATGATCGATGGGGATTTCCCTAACGATGAAGTCAAACGCAACTACCAGAGAAACAAGAAGTTGATTGATTTGAAAGAATCCCCACCAGAGTTATATATAGATATATTGAAAGAGTATCAAGAGGCACCAGATGGTGACCGTAGCAAACTACTAAATTATTTTACACAAAAGAGGTTACGCAACCTCGTTGAATCAATCAACGAATTTTGAATTGGGAGAATTTTAATGGCATTCGACACATATACACGCAGTTTTTCAGAGATTTTGACACAAGTTTCTAAGACTAAAAGCAAGAAGGAAAAGGTTAGCTTTCTAAGGCAATACCAGACAGATGCACTTCGCATGATCTGTAAGTCATCCTTTGATCCAAAAATTGAATGGGCCCTACCAGATGGGGATGTACCATACAAGGAAAATGATGCTCCAGAGGGAACAGAACATACCCAATTGAGTCATGAGGCCCGCAAACTATATCATTTCATTAAGGGGGGTAATCCTGCTCTAAATCAAAACAAACGTGAGATGATGTTTGTCCAGATGCTTGAAGGTTTACATAAGGATGAGGCAGAATTATTGATTGCCGCAAAGGATAAGACCTTGCATCGTAAGTATAAGGGCCTATCGGATAACGTGGTCAAGGAAGCATTTGATTGGGATGATGATTATATCCGAATCGAACATGCCCAGTATCCTCAATCTAAAGGACTAGCCGCAGGGTAACTTTTTTTGAGTTTCGTTTAGAATCAATGACTTAGCATGTACGATTTTTGTTGACAAACCCTATTTTTTAGTCTATAATAAGGTATAAACTGAGAAAACAACGGAGAGATTGATATGAATAACGAAATGACTACCCTGATCGAGAACATCAAAGCAGACTATTTGAACTGGACCACACGATGTGCTGATGCTAATAAGGGTTGGAATACCATGACCGAAAACAATAAAAAGAAGGTCGCCGAGTTCGATGAAGGCATTTCCTACAAGACGGGTTCCAAATACATCAAGATCACCAAAGAACGTGGTGGCGTCTGGGGTTTTGTTGTCAACACCGACAACGATAAGAAGTTCAAGAAGGGTGATATTCTGAAAGCCGCTGGTTATGCTGCTCCTGCTCGGAACTTTGCTCGAGGAAACATTATCGACGGTGGTTACACTGTTTGTTGGACGGGGGCTATGTAATTTGGGGGTTGACAACCCCTATTTCGTGTGTTATACTTAGGTATAATCGGAAATCAAGGAGACAACATGCTTCTCAACATTAAAGGTTCTAACAAGCCAACACGCACTCTCGTTAATCGTGCTGCGTGTTGGTATGCTGAAAAATTGATGGGTAAGCGTTTGATGAATGCTTTGGAAATCAACATTAACCTTGACCGCACCCTTTGTAAGAAATTTAATATGGAAGGGTCTGCTATATGGGAAGATGAGGGACGGCGTCCCCGTGAGTTTACGATTGAACTTGATGCTTCTATGAGCATTCGTAACATCCTAATCACCCTTGCTCATGAGATGGTTCACGTCAAGCAGTGGGCAAAAGATGAGATGTATGAGTATTACAATACTCCTAATATGGTGCGCTTCAAGGGTGAGAAGATGTACCAGAATGAAGTTGATTATTGGGACTACCCTTGGGAAATTGAGGCATTTGGTCGTCAGTTGGGGTTGTTCGTTCGGTTCTGTAATGATGTTGGAATCGGAGAACGTGAAGATATGTAGGAGAACGCATAATGAGTAATATGAAAAACTGGATGATGGATATCGAAGAGTTCTGTGATGGATATTTCTTCGATGCACCTATTCCGAATGACTTCGGTGTTGATGAAGTCGTTGAGGATGTTAGGATGTACTTCAAGAGCAACGAAGCAACTAAGTACGCCAAACAGTATCTCACTGAACAGCTAGGTGAATAATGAACGGAATTGAAGTACTATTCGTAATTGCAACTGGATTTCTTGTTGGTTCTGCGGGAAGCAGTAAATCTGCGACTATAGATAGTGATATATCAGCTGACAGGTCTATTAAATGTCTTGCCATGAATATGTATCATGAGGCAAGGAATCAAGGCACTGCTGGTGCTTTAGCGGTCACTGGTGTAGTTCTCAATAGGGTTAATGATAATCGATACCCTGATACTATATGTGAAGTGGTGGAACAGGGCCCTACCAGAGCATCATGGCAAGACTCCAATATTCGTTACCCTATCAAGAATAGATGTCAATTTTCATGGTATTGTGATGGTAAGAGTGATAAACCTCTCAACCAGAAGAAGTATAATTATTTTCTTAAAATGTCGCAAGAAATTTTAGAAAATCAAATATCCTTTGTAGATATTACTGATGGGGCAACTCATTATCATGCTGACTATGTAATGCCAGCATGGGCAAAAACCAAAACAAAAACTGTAGAGATACAGGATCATATTTTTTATCGATGGGGCAAAAAATGACTAATTATGAAAACGTAAAACTGTTTATGAAAACCTTCGGCCAAGAAGTTAAAGACTCTCCAGAGCTGCCCCCTGAAGAGATAGTAGATTTGCGTCTAGATTTAATTAATGAAGAGGTTGGTGAATTATGTGACGCAGTAGAGTGCAACGATATGATTGAAATTGCTGATGCTCTGACTGATATTTTATATGTTACTTATGGTATGGGTGCTGCTTTAGGTATTGACCTTGATAAATGCTTTGGGGAAGTACAGCGTTCAAATATGAGTAAATTGGGTGAAGACGGAAAACCTATGTATCGTGAGGATGGCAAGGTGTTGAAGGGCCCAAATTACTCGCCCCCAGATTTAACGAGTCTAATGAATGAGTCACTTTAGATTTATTGAGAGAGACATTGACGTAAGTTCTATTCTTGCTGATATCAAGAATGAGGATTGGGCTATAGCAGGATCACTAAAAGGTGCTGCTGGAGATACGAAACCGTATGGATTTTTGCCTCTCACCATGGCCGCAGTAAAGAATGCTAATGATGATCCAAAGAAAACTGAGTTGCAACAGAACACCCCGATGTATTACCGTTATCCCGGCATTAGAAAATGGTTGAAGACTTATAAACTTCATCGACATTCACGGGCAGCGTTCTTTAGGTTGCGACCGGGGGAAACATTGGGTAGACATATTGATGAGGGCGACTATTACCTAACAAGAGACAGGTATCATTTATCGCTACAGGGTACTTATTTATATACAGTTGAAGATGAATCTCATCAGATTCATCCCGGCACATTTTTCTGGTTTGATAATAAAAAAGTTCATAAATCGTATAATAATGGTGATGTTGATCGCCTGACTTTTGTGTGGGATGTTCCCAAGAATAGGAGAAATCCATGATTGAAGTTTTTGATAATATATTGTCTGAACGAAAATCCCGATACATTCATAACTGTGTATCGATCCTATCTTGGACATTTGAATATCAGCCGGTAACCCCGCCTTTGGTTAACAAGCACTGGTATTCAGATGGGAAATCTTTCATTGATGACATATTTAAAGACCTTCTTGATGCAACAGAATTAAAAGGTTTGGATAGTCTTAAAAAATGTTACCTTCTTGGTCATACTCATGGTTTAGAGCAACAATCGCACTATGACGCTTCTGACTTTACCATGATATATTATCCAAAACTAGATTGGAAACCTGAGTGGGGCGGTGGCACATTAGTTGGGGATACTCTTGTAAAATACAAACCCAATCGATTGGTGATGTTTAGCTGTGATCAAATACATCAAGGGCAACCTATCTCTAAACAGTGTTTCGAACTTAGACCAATTATTGTTTTCCAGTGTTATGCTGAGAGTGCAATGGTGGAAAGATTATCATGGCAGAAATAATATCACTAACAGAGTTGATTGAGACTAGGCTCAAGAAACAACAAGAGATAGAATATTATCAGAAAACCCTAGTGAAGTTGCAAAAGAAGATTGGTGAGTTAGGTAAGGAAGTCAGCATTACTACGATTATTATTGATATGATTGAGTCCGAAAGGGTCTTGACAATTGGTGAGAAACAGGGTAAGATATTACTATTGGATGACACAAGGAAAGAAGAATGAAACATATTGAAATAAGGGTTATGGGAGAAGATGAATTGGCATTAGATGGTCAAGCGCACCCGGCTGGTCCTCTATCTATCAAAGAGTATGAAGATGGCGAATGGACAGGTGGTTGTTATGCTACCTATGATAATCTTGTAGAAATGGTGAAAGAGGCGTTAGAAGATGGTGAATAGATATCTGTGTAGTGTTCTTGATGAAATGCGAGAATGTACTAAGACTTTAAACTTCTCTTATTTGTTGGGATTGATTGAAGAAGCACAAACTCTTGCAAATCGAATGGAAGCGAATCTGTACGATATAAAAGATTTTGAGCGCCTTCGTGATGACATTAAAGATTTGAAAAAGAAGAAAAAGAAGCTGGAAGAGAAAATAGAAGAGTTGGAAGTATGAATATATTTTACCTAGATCGTGATCCTATGATTGCTGCACAAATGCATTGTGATAAACATTGTGTCAAGATGATACTGGAGAGCGCACAAATGCTCTCTACAGCGCATCGTGTTCTTGATGGTGATGAATATGCTAACGAGATGGGACTATACAAGTTGGCTCATAAGAACCATCCTAGTACCATTTGGGTTCGTTCCAGTGAGTTGAACTATCGGTGGTTGTGGGAACATTATGTTGCTCTAATGGATGAGTATACCTATCGTTA